AGTTACGCCCGGCACTTGCTGGACTTGTCAGAGCCACGATGGACATTGACGAAGCCCAGAAAGCCGCCAACTTGTCTATGGACATTGCAGCCGCTAAAGGGATAAGCCTTGAGACAGTTACTAAGGCCATGGAAAAGGCATACGGCGGCAACATGACCGCCCTAGCAAAACTGTCCCCAGAACTACGCCAAATGATTAAAGACGGCGCAAGCATGGAAGAAGTAATGGCCGAGATGGCTGTCACTTTTGGTGGTGCCGCTACTGATTCTGCTAACACTGCTGCAGGCTCGATGAAGCGTTTAGGCGTTGCACTCGGTGAGGCTAAAGAAGGCGTCGGCGCTGCACTGTTGCCAATCCTTGAAAAGGCTTTGCCAGTCCTGCAATCGTTTGCCACGTGGGCACAAGACAACCCAACACTGATTACGGCTGTGGCTGTTGCTTTTGGCGCGTTAGCAGCTGCAGTTGTTTTGGTCAATGCGGCCATGGCGTTAAACCCTGCAGTACTGATCACGGCTGGCATAGTTGCCTTAGGCGTTGCACTTGTAATGGCCTACAAAAAGTTTGACACTTTCCGCGCTGTAGTCAATGCTGTTGTTAATCAGGTGGCGCGTAACTTTGAGTTCATGGCTAACGCGTTCATCACAATGATTAACGTAGTTATCAAGGGCATCAACTTGATTAAGCCTGGCAAAGACATTGGCTCGCTAGGGCAAATTAGCCTTGGCCGTTTAGGTGGTGACGGTAGTGCTGCAGCTGGTGGCGCGAACCCTGCAGGACTTGATTACAAAGCAATGGCTACCGGTGGCATCGTTACCAGCCCTACCTTTGCCCTGATTGGCGAGGCAGGCCCAGAAGCTGTTATCCCGTTAGACAAAATGGGCGGCATGGGCGGTGGCGTAACTATCAACGTAAACGGCGGCGACCCACAATCAGTAGTTAATGCCCTACGCACTTACATGCGTCAAAACGGATCTGTACCTATTGCGGTTAGCAACATCTACTAATGGCTATTCAGACTTACACAGTTTCCTATAGCACAGACAATGTGACTTACACAGCGCTAACGAATGTGCAAAACATTACTGTAAACATTGGTCGTCAGCAACAGTTAAGCCAGTACAACGCTTCTACTGCTTCTGTGTCTTTGCGCTACCCCACAGGTTTTGCATCGCCAATCGCTTCTCTAGTTACTGGCACATTTATAAAGATTGTCAATACCACATCAGGCAAAAACACGCTAATAGGAACCATTAACAATGTCAATGCGCGCTACGGCATCCCCTATGTGGGCGGTGTCGGCAACGCTGACTTTCTAGACTTTTCTGTTGAGTGTTCCTTTGCTCGATTGGGTCGTGCACAAGGTGGTGGCTACGCAATGGCAGCTGCTTCTTTTGGTTCTCAGTTAATTACGGCTTCAATACAATCAGGCGTAAACATGTCTTACAGCCTGGCGTCTAGCCCTAACATGGCTGGCACGACTGTTTCAGGCACTTGGGGCGATTGGCTTAACAGGTCACTGATGACGACTAACTCGCGCATGATTGACGCACAAACTACAAGTGTGCTTGTGGTGTCACCTTTTGACTACACAGTGTCGGCGGTCAATTTCAGTGACACAGCCAACGATGCCACTAATCAGGTGTACGACCAGATTGACTTCACGAGCCTTGCCGACAACTACTACACACAAGTCACGGTTGACCCTGAAAGTTACGCAGCTCAGACGGTGACACAGGCTGGCGCGGTTAAGCCGTACCGGACTTTACAAACCAACACTTTCAACGCTTCGACTAGTCAGGCCACAGACTTTGCTAATTATCTGCTCGGGGCTTATGGTGGGCAGACTTTTGCTATTGGCTCGTTTTCGTGTTCGGCTGAGGCTCAAAACACTTTTAAGCTTGACCAGATTGGCTCGGGCGCTTCTTCGGGTGCTTCGTCTGTGATTGGGGCGCAGGTGTCTGTGGCGTTTCGTGGCACTACTTTTCAATGCATTGTTGAGGGTGTCACTATTTCGGCTACGCCTGCTGGTTCGCGCTACACGTATTTCGTGTCAGGCGATGCTCTCAACGATTATCTGCTTTTGGATAATGCGGTGTTCGGGCGACTTGACTTCAACAGATTAGGATATTAACTATGGCTATAAACACGACTTTTTCCACAGGGGCGGTGCTAACGGCAGCACAAATGAACAACCTGCCGTGGGGCATAGTTGATTCTGTTAGCGGTACGGCAACGACTGGAATTACTGGTGGTACCACTTTGGCGGTGTTATCAAAGTCAATAACTATTGCGGCTGGTCGGCAGTACCGCGTCAATGGTTATTTAGGTTTTCAACCATCTGCCAACTCAAACGGCAACTTTTTATGGTTTACGGTCACAGGTGGCATATCAAAGTTTTTATGGGGCCGTGCTGACATTATCGATGCCAACTATCCGCAATATGTTGGTGGTTCTTACATCACAACAGCAACCGAATTGGGTGTCACATCAGGAAGTAGCGCAAAGACATTTACTCTTAATTTAAGATGTGCAGGCAACGGTTCATTAAACACAAACCCTGACGGTGTTGTTGGTGCTAACTCGGCTGTGCAATCAATGTGGATTGAAGACATAGGTGCAGCATGATTATTGCACTTTGTCTGATTATCGTGGCTTTACTAATTACTCCCCCAGTTGTGTTGGTTCTTGCTTTTAAAGGCATACACGCATGAAACGCCTACTGCTAATTAGCGCCACCCTCATAACCCTCACAAGCTGTGCAGACCGTGAACGCCTCAACTGCCCACCAACCAAAAACAAAGCCCTACGAGGCGTAACCGAAACAATCTCAACAACCATTGCACCTGCCTATGGCACTGGAGGGAAGTGCGTATGAAACCAGACAACAGACACACAAACGAAGAAATAAAAGCACGACTTATTTTTGTTGTAGCCATCGGCTTAACACTTGCTTTTCTTGCTTCCATCTTGGCATTGCTATACGGCCTTTTGTTTGTAACCCAACCGCTCGAAGTCTCACCTAATGACGATGCTGCATGGTCTGTACTGTCGCCAATGCTCGCCACCCTTACAGGGGGGCTCTTGGGGGTATTAGCAGGTAATGGTTTGAAGGACAGACCGAAAGACCCACCAGCACCATGAAATACACCGGGTACGACAAAACAGCCACAGCCAAAATGGCAGGCACCGAAAAGTTTGTTGACCTCTGTTCTCGTAGATGGGGCTTTACAAACCTAGGCACGCTAGTGGTCAGAGAAATGCGATCAGGGCAGGGCATGAGCGTGCACGCAACAGCCCGAGCTTGTGACATTGGCTTTAAGGACACAAAAGAGGGGCGCGCTGCAGCTGTGCAAGCAATGCAGTGGTTTGTCAAGTATTACAAAGAGCTAGGCATTGAAGAAGTCCACGACTACGGCGGCCTTATTAACGGCACGTGGCAGGGCTGGCGCTGTAACAGAAACGGCAAGCCAGGCTGGAAAAAGTGGACTGACCAAGACAACGGTGGCTCAAAAAACGGGCGTTGGATTCATGTAGAACTTGCCCCGCAATCGAATGGTGGCCACGCTGAGGATGGCGTAGCCCTAGAGGCTGCATGGCGCGCACTTCCTAAGCCATAAGAATTCCCAGACACTGTTTGAGCAGTGCTGGGGCTAGGTGGTGGGTACTTTGTTTCCATTGGGTATCCACCACCGACTTTCTAAATTGTGTAAAGTAACCACCGCTACTCAAATAGCAGAAAGTCAGAGGAAACATGACATACACCGACCTACCACTATTCCGGGCAACAGACCCAGAAACCTCACGGCAAATTAGCCCGATACGGGTGGGAACCCATCGAGCGTTACTGTTAGAGCAGTACTTTTACGCAACTCTTGGCCTGACCGATGAAGAGGCAGGCGCTCGATCAGCGTTGGCTGGTCACGAAATAAAGGGCTACTGGAAGCGTTGTAGCGATTTACGCACAATGGGTCTAATCCAAGACTTAGGCATCCGTAGAGCGCTCCTGAGTGGCTCTCAGGGCATTGTGTGTGGCATTACCCAAAAGGGTATGGACATGGTGAGGGGCTGGGCATGACCGACACGCAATTTATCTACAGTTTCATAATGGGATGGGTCAGTTGCTGGCTTTGGCTTAAAATGATGGCTAACAGACCATGATTCCCACATGGGGCTATATCGCCCTAAGGTCTAAAGATAAGAAAACCATGGTGCAGGTCTTTACAGACTTGTCCACAGGCCTGATTGTTTATACCCAAGTCTGCACACGTGCAGAGTCTTGGCATTCATGGGGGCCGCCAACAGAAGTAGAGAGAGTTGATTAAGAAACTCATGGCACTATCGCTAATCCTCGCCCTATCCACACCAGCCCACGCAATTGCAGCTGCTAATTCACACGCCAAATACAAAGGCGTACTACCTGACGCTTACTACGATCAGTTAGCCCAGTGCGAAACAGGTGGCAACTGGCAACACAGCACAAAGTCCTACACAGGTGGGCTAGGTATTCACCGGCAGACTTTCCGCACTTGGTCTAACTACAACTCAGCTAAAGGGCTTAGCCCCATCGAGCAAGTCAAGGTCGCTGATGCCATTGCGTTCAAAAGCCACATTGAGCGCTCAGGCCGTAAGGTGTGGCGCGTTGGGCCGTGGGGCTGGGGCTGTCTTAAAGGGCAAAAACACCTACAAGCTTTTATCTGTCAATCCCGTCACAAGGATGTGCAAAGATGGAAACGCAACTGCAAATAACAAAGGAAAAACAATGGAAACATCACTAGGCGAACTAATCGCCAAACTAACTAACCTCAGCCACAACTTGGCGCTCGAACTACGGTTTAAAGAGTCGAGCCTTGTGCTAGAAGCGGTAGGCGCGTTGCACGCAATCCCAACACTGGCTGAAAAGGTGCGCGACTCTTGGCACCCATCGCTTAACACCAGTGGCCCATCTAAAGGCTTTAACTATTTGAGCACAGTTAAGTTGGCTGACGATGAGTGAATACACCCACAATGACGACATGGCAGACCTGTTGCACGAAAAAGACATTGAGATTAGAGACCTTAAAAAGCAGGTTTCTAAGTTGCTTATGCACCTTGAGTATGTGCGCGCAGAAATTAGCCGTTTAGAAACAGAGCATTACCGTGGCCTTTAACCTTGACGATTACACACCAGTTTCAGAGCGCATAAAGCAGTTTTGGATTGACCACCCGAATGGCGCTATTCATTCAGAGCTGGTCTTTGACGATGGCACTCGATGCGTAGTTAAAACCACCTTGTGGCTAAACAAAGACGATGCCCAGCCAACCACTGTGGACTATGCAGAAGAGCTAATTTCTG